ACTACCAGGGAGAGCGGGAGGTCGTCTATAACGGCGAGCACTACGCGATCTATCGGACATACAAGGGCCGCGACGACACGCTGGAACTGTACGTCGAACGGAAGGGAGGCACGAATGCCTAAGTCGGTTCCCCTGGACCGGCTGGCGGGCGAGCTCGCCGCGATCCTGAAGGACTACGAGGGCGACGTGACTGCCGGCACGGCTGAAGCTGTCCAGAAGGCGGCGAAAACGGCGCAGCAGGCACTTCGGAAAGTATCCCCGAAGGGAGCCACGGGCGACTATGCACGGAGCTGGCGGGTCGAGATCGAGCGGAGCCCCGCGTTCACGGTGGCGACGGTCTACAGCACGAAGCCGGGCCTGCCGCATCTGCTGGAGTTTGGGCACGTATCGAAGAACGGCACGGGCAGAACCTTCGGAGACGTGAAGGCGATCCCGCATATCGAACCGGTCGAGAAGCAGGTCGTCGAGGACTTCGAGAGGGCCATCCGGGAGGCTATAGAAAAATGACTTTTCAGCAGGTGGCCGATCTGGCCGCGGCGGTCGGCATCCCGTCCGCATACTATCAATTCCCTAATGACACGGCGCTGGCGCCGCCGTTCCTGTGCTTCATCATGGCGCAGAGCAACGACGCCTACGCTGACGACAGCAACTACACAAAGATCGAGCGCGTCCAGTTCGAGCTCTACACGGACGTAAAGGACCCGGCGCTCGAAGCGCAGGTCGAGGCCGTCCTGGCGGATGCCGGGATCGCATGGAGCCGCGACGAAGGCTTCCTCGACTCTGAACGTATGCACATGACCACGTATCAGTTCGACACGGTCATCACCACAGAGGAGGGCTAAATATGCCTACGACAGCAACAGCAAATAAGATCAAATACGGTCTGAAGAACGTATACTACGCCATCGCTACGATCGCGGCAAACGGCAGCGCGACCTACAGCACGCCGGTGGCCTTCCCCGGCGCGGTGTCCCTGTCTCTCGACCCGGAGGGCGACCGGTCCCCGTTCTACGCGGACAACATCGAGTATTGGGTCGGCCAGGTGAACAACGGCTACAGCGGCAGCCTGGAAGTGGCGCGCGTGATCGACAGCTTCAAGAAGGACGTGCTCGGCTACACAGAGGACACGAAGCATGTCCTGTATGAGGACGCGAACGCCAGCGCCGTGCACTTCGCACTGATCTTCCAGTTCGAAGGCGACCAGAAAGCGACCCGGCACGTTATGTATAACTGCACGGCGTCCCGTCCGTCGACTTCCGGGGAAACTAAGTCCGACACGATCGAACCGCAGACGGAGTCCCTGGACATCAGCGCCAGCTCGATCTACGTCGCGGCCCTCGACAAGGACATCGTGAAGGCAGAGACCACACCGGACACGGCGACGGCTGACTATGAGTCCTTCGTGACCACGGTCTACATCCCGGCGGCCTGATCGGAAAGGGGGTAACACATGACTGGCTACGTAACACTTGGCGGCGACAAACGGGGCTTAACTGCAAACGGGTTGAGCCCCGTTCTTTTTCGTAAGGTCTTTCATAAGGACTTTTTACAGGCACGCGTCGATAACCAAAAGGATAACGGCGCGATCATGGAGCTCTACGGCAAGATGGCCTTCATTATGCAGGCACAGCACGACAAGAGCCAGGCGGAGCTGCTGAAGCTCACAGATGGCGACTATTGGGAGTGGCTGGCGACCATCAACGGCGCGGACATCGAGAACCACCTCGCGGAGATCTCCGCCATTTATGAAGGCAACGAGGTGCCGCTGTCGGACCCAAAAGACGCGGAAGGCTGACCGAACGGAAATACACGACTGGGGTCTATCTCCTGCGCTGCTTCCAGATGGGCCTCCGCGTCGCGGATCTGGCGGCGCTGGACTACGGCATGATCGTCGACATGATGATCGAACGCGGAAATGATGACGAGAAGTACGACTACGTCGCGACGCAGGAAGACTTCGACAGATTCTAAGGAGGAGCGCCTATGGCGTCGGGACGTATAAAAGGCATAACCGTCGAGATTGGCGGCGACACAACAAAGCTGCAGAAGGCTTTACAGGACGTTGACCGGGACCTGCGTTCTACACAGTCACAGCTGAAGGACGTAAACAAACTATTAAAGCTGGACCCGAAGAACACGGAGCTGCTGACGCAGAAGCAGAAGGCCCTGGAGAAGGCCATCGGGCTGACGAAGGAACGGCTGGAGAAGCTGAAGGACGCACAGATCCAGGTCGAGAAGGGAACGGCCGAATGGGACGCGCTCCAGCGCGAGATCGTCGACACAGAGCAGAAGCTGAAGGGCCTTGAAGGCGAGTATAAAGACTTCGGAAGCGTCGCGGCACAGCAGATCAAGGCGACCGGCAAACAGCTGGAAGAAGCCGGGCAGAAGGTGACGGACTTCGGCCAGAAGCTGGCGCCGGTCAGCGCGGCAGCCGCGGCCCTTGGCGGGTCCCTTTTAAAAATGGGCTATGACGCCGTGGCCAACGCCGACGACCTGAACACGCTTTCAAAGCAGACCGGGCTGACGACCGAAGAGATCCAAAAGATGCAGTACGCGTCGGACCTGATCGACGTCTCCTTCGACGACATCGCCGGCGCACTCCGGAAGATGAAGGGAAACCTCGACGGACATCCGGAGACATGGGAGCGCCTGGGCGTCAGCGTGACGAACGCCGACGGCTCGATGCGCGATGTAAACGATATTTTCCACGACGTCATCGGCGCGCTGTCACAGGTCGAGAACGGCACGGAGCGCGACCAGCTAGCAATGGACATATTCGGCAAGTCGGCGGACAGCCTGGCCGGCATCATCGACGACGGCGGGGCGGCCCTTGACGACTTCGGCCAGAAGGCGGAAGACGCCGGTCTGATCCTTGAACAGTCAACCCTCGACAAGCTGAACGAGACTAACGACACGCTGGACGAATTGAAGGCGAACCTGGGGGCCACTGCCGAGGCGATCGGCGCGGACGTGGCGGAGACGCTGGCGCCGGCCCTGGAAGACATCGCCGAACACGTCAAAAACGTGACCGGAGCGCTCCGTGACCTATCCCCTGAACAGACGACGGCCCTGCTGGCCGTGGCTGGCGTGGTGGCGGTGGTGGCGCCTGTTCTGATCGTCATCGGCCAGCTGATCAGTGCGGTCGGCGCTATTGCCGGGGCACTGGCTCCGGTCATCGCAGCGATCGGCGCGTTCGCTGCAGCCTTCGGCGCGCCAGTGCTGGCTATAGGCGTAGCGATCGGGGCGTTCGTGGGCTTCCTGAAGTATCACGACATCATCGAGCAAAAGACGAGCGAGCTGGCCGGCAAGCTGTCGGCATCGTGGGAAGGCATCAAAGCGAGCGCCGCGGAGAAGTGGGAAGGCGTCAAGAACGCGGCGGCGGAGAAGTGGAACGCGGCGAAGTCCACGATCACGTCGACGGTCGACGGCATCAAAACGAACGTTTCGAACACGCTGAACAACTTAAAGACCACGGCGTCCGGCATCTGGGAATCGATCCGGAGCACGGCGGCCTCTAAGTTCTCCGCACTGAAGACGGCGATCACGCAGCCGATCGAGTCGGCGAAGAACACGATACAGAACGCCATAAACAAGATCAAGAGCATCGTCAACGGTGCGAAGCTGTCCCTGCCGCACTTTAAGCTTCCGCACTTCAACATCTCCGGCGGCCGCGTCCCGTGGGGCATCGGCGGCGTTGGCGTGAAGCCGACGATCAGCGTCAGCTGGTATAAAAAGGCATATCAGGACCCGATCATCTTCACACAGCCGACGGTCCTGCCCACACTTGGCGGGCTGAAGGGCTTCGGCGACGGCTCCGGTGCGGAAATCGTCATGGGTCTGGACAAGCTCCGGGAGGTCGTGGGAGCGAATCAGGGAAGCGTCTACAACGTCAACGTATACGGCGCGCCAGGCATGGACGTGAACGAGCTGGCCGACGCGGTCCAGCAGCGTCTCGCCGACCTGCAGAGACAGAAGGAGGCGGTCTATGCGTAACTGGTTTACTTTCGGAGACATGGACAGCCGGGACTTCGGCGTCTATATCAGCGGCAGCGGGACCTTCGACAGTCCCGCGCGCTCTTATGAGAATATCGCCGTTCCTGGGCGGGATGGCGACCTGTTAGGGATCAGCCACCGGCTCCAGAACGCGCGCCTGCAGTATCCGGCATTCATCTATAAGGACTTTAGCGAGAGCATGGCGGCCTTCCGCTCCGCTCTTCTGTCCACGATCGGCTACGCCAGACTGTGGGACAGCTATCACCGGGACGAGTACAGGCTCGCAGTCTTCAAGGGAGCGCTGGACGTATCGCCGACGGAGAAGCTGGACGCGGGGCGCTTCACGATCGAGTTCGAGGTCATGCCGCAGCGCTGGCTTCTGGAAGGCGAGGCGGCCCTGGTCCTGTGGGACTATGACGGGCTGACGAACGAGGAAGACGAGGCGCTGACCACGGAGAACGACGTCGAGATCGACGCAGCGACGACGCAGGTCACAAGTGCGATGCTGACGAACCCGTCAGCCATGCCTTCCCGGCCGCTGATCATCGCGACCGGTCCCGGCACGGTGACGCTTGGCGACCAGGTCGTGACGGTGGACGTGGAGGCTGGCGTCACGGTTTATATTGACTGCGAGATGATGGACGCCTACAGCATGAGCGGCGGCCAGATGGTGAGCGAAAACGCCAATGTGTCATTCAGCGGGAACGACTTCCCGACGCTGAAGGCCGGCGACACTGGAGTAACATACACGACGGCGGGGCTGGAGATCGTGCCGCGCTGGTGGAGGGTTTAATTATGAGTATCAAAGAATCGGCATTAAACACGATCACAGCGCTGGCCAACAGCGACTTCATCCGCATGGTCACGTCAGCCGGAGCCAGCCGGAAAGCGACGCTGCAGAACATCGCGCAGCACATCATCGAGAACTACGCCGGCAGCAGCCTGGCCGGGAGCAACCAGTCTGTAAAGGCTGCCGTTGATGGATTAAACAGCACTTCTACATTCCTGTATACAAACACCTCATGGACAAAGCCTAGCATTGACGAGACAAGGATAGCGTATGTATCTGGAGGTTATGCAGTG